CGAACGTAGCTGAACAATCCGTCAGCCTTATCGTCACGTCCCCGCATCGACACACCCCATTTTCCAACACCAAAAGGGAATCACAATCCTAAACGATTGGCGAGCGACTTTTTCAGCAACCTGCTAGAGGATTACCAGGGGCGGCCCTGCTTCGCGGGGCTTGATCTTTCCTTCGGGCAAGACTTGAGCGCCCTGGCCCTGGCCTTCCCCCAGGCCGATGATGGCGGCATCGATCTCTTTGTCGAGTTCTGGAAACCGGCGGATGTCATCGCCGATCACGAATACCGCGACCGGGTCAAATATACCCTCTGGCGCGATCAGGGATTTTTGCACACCCCGCCGGGCCTTGTCCTCAAGACCACCCCCATCGCCGCCCGCCTCGCTGAAGTGCAACAAGCCTTCGATCTGCAATCGGTCGCCTATGACAAATACCGCCTCAAGGATCTCGAAGCCGATCTTGAGGCCGAGAACCTGACCCTGCCGATGATGGAGCATCCCCAGGGCTTTCGGCGCGGAACATGGCCGAGGGAGACCCCCGATGACATCAAGGCCACCGCGTATCCGTTATGGATGCCTGACTCGGTGCGCTTGATGGAGACCGGGGTGATCGAGCGGACCTTGCGCATTCAACCCAATCCGGTTCTGCGCTGGAACGTCTCGGCGACGGTGGTGCGCGAAGACCCGGCGGGCACGGATAACCGCATCCTCGACAAGCGCCGCTCCACGGGCCGCATCGACGGGGCGGTCGCCGCCTGCATGGCGCTGGGGGCAGCGGATGCTGCTGCCGCGCCCCCTGAGGCGCGCGGCTCCTATCTGGAAACAAGCGAGATGGTGGTGCTGGGGTGACGGTACTCGATCAATACGGACGCGCCCTGCAAGCGCCCGAGGCCAAATCGGCGGAGATGTTCTGGGAAGTGCTCCAGCGTCTATCGGGCGATACCGGCGCGCTCAGCGGGTCGGGCGCAGCGGTGACCACGGCCTCGGCCCTTGGGGTTGCCACGGTCTTTGCCTGTGTCGACGCCATTGCCAAGGGCTGCGCCATTCCGCCCCTGAAGGTTTATCGCGATGATGAGGATGGTCGCCCCATCCCCGCCCGCGACCTACCGGAGTTCCGGGTGCTGCACCGCCGCCCGAATGAATGGCAGACCAGCCTCGAATTCCGCCGCACCCTTACCGCCCATGCGGCGCTGACGGGCAATGGCTATGCGATCCCTGTGCGGGTCAACGGTGAGCTGCGCGAGCTGATCCCGGTGCTGCCCGATCAGGTGCATCGCGAGGAGACCGGGCGCTATCGCTGGCACTACCGCATCCATGATGCCTGGGGCGAGGTGGGGGTCTTCGCTCCCTCGGCCATCTTCCACCTGCCGAACCTGATGTGGGATGCCGTCTCGGGCCTCTCGATCCTGCGCACCGCCCGCGAGGCCATCGGCCTGGCCCGTGCCATTGAGGGCGGCCAGGCCCGGCACCAGAAGAACGCGGGCCGCCCGTCTGGCATTCTCTACACCGACCAGACGCTCGAGGGCGCGCAGGGCATGGCGGCGATCCAGCGCCTCAAGGAATGGTGGAACACGGTCACGAATGGCGAGAACCGAGGCGGCACGGCTGTGCTCGATTATGGCTTCAAATGGCTGGCCACCGAGATGAGCGCGGTGGATGCCCAGCTGCTCGAGACCCGCCGCTTCCAGGTGGAGGAAATCTGCCGGGCCTTTGGGGTCTTCCCCCAGATCGTGATGCACACGATGGGCACCACGACCTTTGCCAGCGCCGAGGCGTTCTTCGCCGCCCATAACCGCATGACGGTCGGAGCCTGGCAGGAAGCCTGGCTCCAGCGCCTCGATGAGTTCGCCCTTGACGGTTCAGGCCCGCTCTACGCCCGCTTCGAGAACCGCGACATGGAAACCGCGCCCCTCAAGGACCAGGGCGAGTTCTTCGCCAAGATGGCAGGCGCAGGCGGCCACGCCTCTATCCTCACCATCAATGAAATCCGCGCCATGAAAGGACTGCCGCCGAAGGAAGGCGGGGATCGGCTTTATCCGCCATCCGCGTTGGCGAAGGTGGACAGTGCGTGAAAGTTGCAAAAACACGGCTATTTTACAAATACGGGAGCGATATGCTACCTAAGGTCACCTTAAGTCCATTTAGGAGCTCTAAGATGACTGATCAAGCTAGTAAGGAAATGACTGAAGTAGCCCGAAAATCTGACTTCTGCACTGTAATACATTTACCTCGCCAACGAGCCGCATACGCTGATGCTTTGGCAATCAAAGAAAACTTAACGAATGCAGCGATGATGTCCGGTTCTGATTTGGATCCACTATTCGAAGCGTTGCGCGAGAATCTTAATCCAGGCGCTGCTAGGGCGTTCACACCAGAAATGCCTCCTAGGCTGGTGGTACTTCATAAACGCTGGAAAGCTGGAAGAACTTTAGGTGTGTATTTCTTCAATGGGTCTAAAAAATTGCGATCCCGTGTGATGGAAATTGCGAAGATTTGGGAGGCTCACGCGAACATAAAATTTGAAGAGGTCACAGATAATAGAAGTGCTCAGATAAGAATTGGTTTTTACGCATATGAAGGCCATTGGTCCTATCTTGGCACTGACTCAACCGCAATTTCTTCTTCTAACATCACAATGAATCTTGATGGCTTGTCAATTAACGAGACGACGTCAGAAAACGAAATGATTCGTGTGGTGCTGCACGAATTCGGGCATGCCTTAGGCTTTGGGCACGAACATAAGCATCCAAACGGCGGCATCCCTTGGGATATCCCAAAAGTCTATGAATTTTATCAGCTCAATCAAGGTTGGTCGAAAAGCGAAGTAGATTATCAAATACTAGATCGATATACACATGAACAGCTTGCTTTCTCTACTTCTTACGACAAAAAATCATGCATGCAATATGCTGTATCAAATGATCTCACGATAGGAAATTGGGAAGTTGGGTGGAACAGGAATCTTTCATCTGGAGATAAAGCAGGCTGCGCAAAAGCCTATCCATTCTAGTTTAATTTTGTCGATATCGTAACAAGATCAAAGGTCATTTGTAAAACTGAATGGCCTTTGATATTTATAACGACGCTAAATTATTTAATCGAAATGATTATTTCGAAGAGTAATTTATATTACGTTTTATTTATCTTGTTGTTTGCAAGATGAAGCTTTCTATACAGCACCTAAAAAAGGACAACATCGCAGATGACGCATCGCGCGCCCGAGCCCAAAGCCGCGCCCTATCGCAGCACCACCGCGCATGCCGTAGAGATCAAGGCCGACGCTCTCGACGAAGCCTCGGGCGTGATCTCAGGCTATGCGGCGCTGTTCGGCGAGCGGGACAAGGGCGGCGACATCATCCTGCCGGGGGCCTTCGCGGCAACGCTGGCGGCGCATAAGGCAGCGGGCGGCGCACCGGCATTTCTGTGGCAGCATGATCCCGGCAACCCCATCGGCGTCTGGGACGAGATCGAGGAGGACGAGCGCGGCCTGCGGGTGCGGGGCCGCCTGCTGCTCGATGTCCCCGATGGCGCAAAGGCCCGCGCGCTCTTGAAGGCCGGAGCGGTCAAGGGCCTCTCCATCGGCTATCGCACCGTGACGGCGGAGCGCGGCGAGGCGGGTGGCACCCGGATGCTCAAACAGGTTGATCTGTGGGAGATATCCCTCGTCACCTTCCCGATGCAGCCCCGCGCCGGGATTGATTCCGTCAAGTTCTCCACCATCGAGGCGGGCGTTGAGACGCTCGCCGATGCGGAGGCTCTGCTTCGCGAGGAAGCCGAGTTCTCCCGCAAGGCCGCGCGCGATTTTATTGCGCGGGTCGCCGGTATCGTCCGGGTCCAGTGCGAGACTGCGACCGAGGCGAAAGCCGCCAACGCCGCCGCCGAGCGGCTGATCGCAACCCTTTCCAGATAGGGAACACTCCCCCATGACAGTGATGCTTCGGGCCACGATGATGGCCCACCACGCGGCGTTCCTTGCAGCGCATGCAGCGGTTCCGCACGCCTATGAGACCAAAGACACCGCCCCCTCGTTGGCCGAGGTCGGCACAACGCTCGAGAAGCTCGGCGGGGCGTTCGAGGCGTTCCAGCAGAAGAACGACGCCCGCCTTGCCGAGATCGAGCAGAAAGGCTCTGCGGATGTGGTCACCCGCGACGAGCTGGAGAAGATCAATACCGATCTCGCCTCGGCGCTGGAGGCCAAACGCGCCCTGGAGGATCTTCAAACCAAGATAGCCCGCCCCGGTGCGTTCGGGGGTGGTGCGCGCGAAGATATGCCTTCGCCGGAAGCAATGGAGCATAAGAGCGCCTTTATCGCCCATATGCGCAACCCCAAGAACCG